CTATAATATCATCACCAAATAAAATCTCATATTTCTCATCATCTATTTCTTGTATTAGAAAAAGTTTTGAATTTTTATTTACTTTAAAGATATTTGAATATGATTCATATTTTTCTGTGATAACACCACTAACTTTTACTCGAATCGTAGAAGAATCTACACCAGTATTTGGAATTGTAAATCTTTGATTTAATTGTGATTTATCTACTGTATATGTTTTTGTTAAATATGAACCTTCATAAACATCAATGCCTGTAAAATTTGCAAATCCATTATTATCAACAACTACTGTGATGTCTTCTGGAATTGAAAATATATAATTACCATTCTCAACAGCACCTAAAGCAACGATTCCTGCCTTTAGAGTGACTGTTTTTGAATTTAAACCTGTTGTATTGACTGTAAAACTAACCTTTGCTTTTGATGCACTTTTGGACCTAGGAACATACCCAATATTACGTGCAAGGGAGACTACATTTTCTCGAAGAGTTGCACTATCAATAAAGGATTCATTGACTGCCATATTCGTATTGAAGGCAGTAATATAAGAGTTGTATGCTAATACATCAATTAAACTTGAAAAATTAGATCCTTCAAAATCAAAATCCGTGAAATTACTATTCGATCTCAGATAGTCTTTTATCTGAGATCGTAAATCATTAAAATCTAGATTGGTGAAATTATTGAAGGACATTATATTCTAGTTGGTTGTAAAAGAAACTCTATATTTTGAAGAGGAAATGGAAGTCCAACAATATCGTAAGAAATTTTTACATTCAATTCATTTGAATCTTCAATCGATTCAACCATTACTTCTCTAACTACAATTCTTGGTTCAAAGTTACTTAATACTGTTTTAATTTCTTCATCAAGTATTGTCGAAACTTCTGGTCCATTAAGTTCAAATAAAGAATTATCAACAGAGGTTCCCAATAAATTATTGAAGAACCTCTCACCAATACGAGTTCTGATTAAGTTAATAACAGATTTTTTAATCGCATCCTCATTTTTTAATACAAGAACATCATTCGTCACTGGATGTCTAGAAAAAGACAAACTAATGTCCCTAAAACTTCTAGAAATACTAAGCATTTAAACAATGAGTATATTTAATATATCTATAATACTTTTTAAATCATTTTTCCATAGGATGGTTCAGTCCCATAATCCCAATCATCATAATCACTATCATTCCTAATTCGTTCATGCAATTCAGTTTGTTTCTTTAGATTGTGCTTTGGTGCATAATCGTGCATAATTTCTTGAATAACTCTTTTTGGTTTTTCTGGATCGATATCTGTAATGAGTTTTGTGGTCCCCCACATTTCCCTCATATAATTTTTGTCTCGATCAACTTGGTAAAATGACATTTTAGATCCTCTGTTTTTAAAGTTAAAAACAGAACTTTTAAGGAGGTTTCTATCTCCTTAAACTATTTAACGATCTAACTGACGAAGTTTATAATTTTCCGAATTAAAATATTTTAAGAGTTCTAATGCTACTAATTTTGGTTTTCCTTCACCACAAGTGTAAACATCTATCGCAATACAACCTTTCTCGGGCCACGTATGACAAGAAACATGACTTTCTGAGAGTGCAATTACGATTGTAACTCCTTGAGGATAGAAACAGTGCTGAAAAATATTTAAAATCGTCATTCCAGCACGTTGAATGCCACGTTCCATTACCTCCTGAAGAGCAATACCATCATTTAAAAGGTTGTGTTCTACGTTATAAACCTCCAAAAGAAGGTGATTGCCCATCGAAAACTGTTTCAATTCAATATCTTTAGTAAAAATTTATTTATTTTAATTTAAATTTTTAATTTCGTACATATAATGATCGGATGTTTCAATTTTTCTTTTATTTTCAACCGAATACACAGTTAAGTCAATTTCATACCCTGGATTTTTGTCGATTCTATTAAATGTCCAGGCATTATCATACCAAATAATACGATTATTTGGATATGCATAGTAATTTCCAGTTTCTACCTTGAATAAATGAGCACATTTATGTTCAGGAGTCTCTGAAAAATTAAGATCAGTGACTCCTTTATTTTCCCATGACCAATCAAGAGTAAACATATAACTTCCAATCACCTTTCTTCCATCAGGACGAATTAATTCTGCTTGTAATCCAGCGAGACGAGCACGTTTTTGAACATCAACATACGGAGAAAAGCAGTCCCAGTACATAATATCTTCTAGAGGTTCTATTTCTGCATCTGATTTCCAACAAAAGGCGTGAAGAGGTCTACGAGTCCAATTCACGCCATTTTCAAGGAATGCCTCAAATAAAGGAACTCTTTTTTCAATACTGGCAACACAATGTACATCACATTTAGTTACTTCACCGTGACCCTTTTTATGATTAAAAAGAAATTCATTACGAATATAACAGGACCAATCTGGAAGACTGTGATTTAGATAAGCCATTATTTACCGTCCTTGCCCTCTATACTTTTTACGTGCTACATTGCGACTCGTAGCAGCATATTTAGTATTCCTACCATCACCTTGTCGAGTATTCTTAGGAATACTCTCAATCTTCATATCTTTCCGACTCTTTTGTGCCATTTTCAATTCTCCATCTAACGGTTTTTACAAGGGGGTTTTTATAAAGTCTCTCAGGCCATTAAAAATGCTCCTACAAGACTCGTCAAACCCTCACAGAAGCATTCTATCATAACGTCTTAAAGAAGGTCAAGAAAGACCTTCCAGACACTTATCAGATAATCCTTGTTTTTTCGTGTCCAACACGAATCAAAGGATCGCACCAAATCTCATATCCTTTCTCTTTTGCATCCAAACAGAAACTTACATCCTCTCCACACATATCTTGAACCTCTCCAGATTCAAATACCTGCATCTTCGGTGCAAACCAAGGATATTCAAGACTCTCAAAGACTCCTTTCTTAATCAATACCCATCCAAATCCAGTATAATCAACTGTAAATGGTTTACGACGTTTCTGAATGGTCTCCAATGTCTCGTGATTCATTACACCACCAGACTTACGGAAATCTTCTTCCTCTAACCAATGTGCAACAGACGTGGTGTGACCATCCTCAGTGCAATACCATCCAGCAGCAATGTCCTTATCCATTGCAACAAGACGATAGAACTTCTCAGTATCAAAGACAATATCACTGTCAATCCAGAGTTGATAATCATATTGCAGTTTACCGTCCCAAGGAATTTGCTTGGGACCTCTGAGAACATTCGCACCAAGTACTTTACATCGTGCAAAGTTTACCATACTCGAATAATCTTGACTAATCTGAATACTTGCACCACTCTGTACTAAATCAAAACAAAGTTGCACAAAGTTCTTCAGATAAATGTAAGAAACTCCTCGTCCTGGAAGACAAAATACAATTGACTTCCCTCGAATCATCTCCTTTGCTGCTTCTAAATTAAACTCTCCTTCCACAGGTCCTGTTGGAAGTTTTGCTTTTACTGTAAATCCTTTAGCCATAAAATAATTTTTTCGATACTACATTATTTTACCACGACAACTCATTCATTGCAATGGTCTTCATTCTTATTTAGAGATACTTGAATATCCTTGTCATTTCCCCCAGAAGTCCATACAATTCCTCTGACAAGTTTCAGATTCTCCTGTAAATCACTCTGCGGCACCTGACTTAATATCTCATTTCCCTTAACTGAAATATTATACGTATTCATCCTCTTCTATCTTTCGAAGTAAATCTTCAATCTCTTCTCTTAAACTATGATTGATAATCAATAACTTATCAGTATCTAAACGATGCTGTATCGTATCAATCAACAAGTCTTTTTCGTAATCATCAAAATTAATTCTCATTATTCTTTCAGGGGCATTTTTTATTATATATCATTTTTTTGTTTTTTGATAAACCCATTTACCATTTTCCTTTACCCATGTAGTACCATCAGCACGAGTTCTAATAGTTCCATCGGGTAGTGGTTTTCTTTTTGGTTTATTTTCTTTAAAACTCTTTCCTCTAGACTTAGGATTATTTGTCTGGTAAACCCATTTACCATTTTGTTTTATGAAAGTTCCAGGTTTTCCATTTACTTTTCTTGTTGTAACAGTTCCATCAGGTAATGTATTCCATGATACTCCTTTCAATCCCCTATTCCATGGAGGTGTATTTTTTGGAATTAAAATCCACTCACCATCTTTTTTGATATAATCACTAGACTTTCCTTTTGCTCTCCTAATACTCCCTTCTGGTAAACCAACCATCTCCATGTTTTCTTTATGTGTTCCCCATTTTAAATTTGTATAATGATTATTCCTATTATTTCCATCTATGTGTAATATCTCACTATGTCTTTCAGGATTAGGAATAAATGCTTCCGCAACTAATTGATGAATTGATTTTTTAATTTGTTTATACTTTCCAGTTTCATCATACATTGAGATGTTTATGCATTCATATTGATGTTCTGGATATTTTGAGTGTCCCCTGAACGCAGGTTTTAGATATATTAACCCATTTTCATTAATTTCTCCGTATTTTCCATTCCTATCATATTTTCCAGGTTTGCGATATGCTCTCCCGTCCTCAGTGATATAATACCCAGGATATTGAGTTTCTCTCATATTTTCGGACAATCTTATGGGGGGATAATTATAAACAACTCTTTTGGGATTTTCCTTTGATATTTTCCTTTCTTCTTTTGGTTTTTTCATATATACCCATTTTCCATCTTTTCTGATGTATTTGTTTCCTTGGGTGTTTGTCTTAATAGTTCCTTCTGGGTAATTCATAATTTTATGTTTTAACTTTTTTGGAAAAATTTTTTGGAAAAATTTTTTTATTTGAAAGACAATTACTCTCTCGTTTTCGGTTCGGTGTAGCCTTGAAGGACCCATTAAAAT